GAAACTCTATCGCTTCTTCAAGGGTGGTGAAGATACTCTTAGTCAGATGAAGATCGAGAATATGTTTCTTCAGATGCTGGAAGGACTTCATGAGAGTGAGGCAGAAGTCCTGGTAAAAGCAATCAACAAGAGTCTGCACAAGAAGTTTCGTGTTACTCACACTGTTGTTAAAGAAGCATTCCCATCTATTGAGTGGGGTGGTCGCTCTTAATGTTAACTGACACCCAAATGGATATCATCAATTCGTATGGTGTAAGAGTTATTAAAACTGGTTGCTCCCCGATTGATGCTAAAGATAAGTCTCTCCCCAACAGCTCTTATCTACTCACTTTAGAAAAAAGTAATGGAGAGACTTGGCATGATATTGTGATGGGCATGAGATCCGACATCTTCGATGCATACTATGACATGTTTGGTCATGTAATGAAGAAGATGGAATGGACTGATGGCAATCGCAATCCTAAATTATGGTCCGCTAGTAACAAGAAAAAGAAATGACTGACGACGTTTACTTCAACGCTAAGCAAGCGTTTCAACAGAAGATCCAAGACATCTCAAATAAAACTAAGGAAGAGCAGGAAGAGGCAGAGAAGGCTGCTAACATAGCAACTGGTGCTGCTGCTTTGGGAATGCTTGTTGGATTCATTTGCCTTCCTGCCGTACTTATGTTACTCTGGAATTGGTTGATGCCTGGACTGTTTGGTCTCGCTACCATCGGTTACTTCAAAGCATTCGGTCTATTCCTCCTTGCCAAGATTCTTTTTAAGCATGACTAATCTCCCCCTTGAAATTTCCTCATCTAAAGTATGTTTGATCTCCATCACTCCTGATGCAGAGAAAACTATTGGTTACATTGCTCGTGTAAGCAATCCGAATAACCAAGATAATCCTAAGGTGGAAAGACTGCTTGCATATTGTATTGAGCATGGTCACTGGAGTGTCTTTGAGCAGGCACACATGACCTTGGAGATCAACACCACTCGTGGACTGGCGGCTCAGATACTTCGCCATAGGTCCTTCACATTTCAAGAATTTTCACAGCGATATGCTGATACGAATCTTCTTGGCAATCATATCCCTGTGCCTGATCTCCGTAGTCAAGACACGAAGAATCGTCAGAATTCTATTGATGATCTTGACCCCACTGAAAAGGCATTCCTTCAGGGTAGGATTCAACAATACTTCGTTGAAGGTATGGATCTCTACAATGAATTGCTTTCGCGTGGTGTCGCAAAGGAATGTGCTCGCTTTGTATTGCCTTTGGCAACACCGACTCGTCTTTACATGACGGGCAATCTTCGCAATTGGATCCATTATATCCAACTGCGGACTGCTAACGGCACACAGAAAGAGCACATGGAAATTGCAGAGTTGTGTAAGAAGCACTTCATCTGTCAGTTTCCTACCATCTCTAAGGCACTTGACTGGTGCCCTGGTGATTGTGATTGTCATTATGATGCCGAAGATGTACAACCTTGCCTGAGGATCGACTGATGTATGAAGATCTAGATTGTTTTGAAAGAGCACTACAACACTTTGGCACTCGTGTTGATGTGATCATTGCAATGGAGATGTCAAAGAAGATTACTCCTGAAGAGTCTTATCAACGAATCAAAGATGAGATGAAAGAAGTTAAAAAGTGTCGTAAAAAATACCAGAAGGAGGAGTGTTGACATGCCAACTTACCCAGTAATAAATAAAAAGACAGGGGAGAAACAGGAACTCTCCATGACTATGAAAGAATATGACCAGTGGAGAAGTGAAAACCCCGACTGGGACAAAGATTGGATGGCTGGAGTCGGTGGGGTAACCTACGGATCCCCCAAGCAATCTGAAGGATTCAAAGAAGTCATGACCAAAGTCCAAAAAGCACATCCTGGTGCAAACCTCAGTCGTTATACCTGATTATGCCTGTTACTAGAAAGCGCAAGTCCCCATCAACCTCTTCAATGAGTGCAAAACAGATGAGACGTAAGAAGCCTATCAATCTTGATCACCTCAAGATTATTGAGCCCCTGACAGAAAATCAGGAGCGTGTGTTTGAATCATATGGCGAAGGTAAAAACTTGGTCTTGCATGGTGCTGCTGGCACGGGCAAGACCTTTATTAGTCTTTACCTGGCACTGCAACAGGTCCTGGATCCTTCTACTCCTTTCGATAAGGTTTATATGGTCCGCTCTCTGGTGCCTACCCGAGAGATTGGTTTCCTTCCTGGAGATCACGAGGACAAGAGTAACCTTTACCAGATTCCCTATAAGAATATGGTGAAGTATATGTTTGAGATGCCAGACGACAATGCATTCGACAGTCTGTATGACAATCTGAGAGCACAGGAAACCATTTCTTTCTGGTCTACTTCATTCATTCGTGGTGTGACAATGGATCGTTGCATCATTATTGTGGATGAATTCTCCAACCTTAACTTCCACGAGCTTGACTCTATTGTCACTCGTGTTGGTGAAGATTGTAAGATCATTTTCTCTGGAGACTACACACAATCTGACCTTATTAAAAACAATGAGCGCAATGGTGTGCTAGACTTCATGAAGATCTTGCAGTCTATGCCCTCATTCGATTGTGTTGAATTTGGCATCGAAGATATTGTCAGATCTGGTTTGGTACGCGAGTATCTTATTAGTAAAATCAATCTTGGATTTGGATGATGCCTTTTAATAATGTGGGTCCTGCTGCTCCACTCAAAGAGTTAGAGAGCAGGACATTAGATCATGGACGATTTTATAAGATCGAGGACGTGTGGATGCCTTCTGTCACCACCGTTGTCGGTCATCAATCAAAGCAAGGTATCCTCAAGTGGGAGGAGCGTATCGGTTACACTGAGGCGGAGAAGATCCGTCGTGCTGCTTCTTGGAGAGGCACTAAATACCATACTATCGTGGAGCATTACCTAAATAATGAATTGGAAGAAGTTGAAAAGAGCGAGGGTCTTCCCAAGTACCTCTTTGGGTTTGCTCGTAAGGATCTTGATCTTATTTCTGATATTCACGTTCTTGAAGCCCCTCTTTACTCTCGTCGCCTTGGTGTTGCTGGGCGGGTTGATTGTATTGCTAACTATGCTGGCGAGCTTGCTATAATCGACTTCAAAACAACCAAACAACTTAAGAAGGAAGAGCATCTAGAAAAATTCTTTGTGCAGGAGGCAGCATATGCCTACATGTATTATGAATTAACTGGTGTTGAAGTAACTAAACTGGTCACTCTCTCTGTTGCTGAAAATGGAGAGACTCAAGTGGTCCAAAAGTATGATAAAATACCTTACATCAATACCCTTTGTGATTGGATCGAAGACTATCACTACTACGTCGGGGGTATTAAATGAAAGAAATTGAAGAAAAGTTTATGACACAAGGCAAATTCACTTCACTCGTTGAGCATCGAGTCAAAGAAAGTAAGGGTCTCATCAATTATATTGAGGCAGTCACTTCTATCTGCGAAGAATTTGAAATCGAAGTTGAAACTGTTAGTAAACTGATCTCCAAACCTCTCAAGGATAAGATCAAGTGGGATGCTCAACAACTTAATTATATGAAACGGACAAGCAGAGGAGTACTTCCCCTATGACTGACAATTTTTTCAAATCAGAAGCAGTTGTTGAAGAGTTAGAAGACATCCAGAAGACTTATACAGATCTTCTGCAGATGTCTTCTGGTCTAGCAGACTTTAGTCCTGCAGAAAGACTAGATCATATTGAAAAGACTCTTGAATTGATTGCAAAACAAAAGATCTTTTATGCCCGTCTTGCTCTGGCATCCCATGGTATAAGTCCAGAAGACGAAGGTAGTGAAGAAGCGTCATTTGTAAAAGACCGCATCGATACTATGTCGAAGCAGTATTCAGGTGGCATGGATCTCATGATGATCCTTCAAACTATGGAGGATAAACTACAAAAATGGAGGAAAGAGATCAGAGATGCCGAATCCTAATCAACTTTTTGAAGATATGGAGCGACTCGATGCTCTCTACCAAGAGCTGTGCTGGGATCCCGATGATGAGCTGGTCTTCACCCACGACGGTGAGAGGATCCACATCTACAACCGCACACAGGCGCTTGACGCCGCCTAAATAATGTGCCATCATTACATGGTGGCAATACAAACCACACAAAAACAACGGAGAAACACAAATGTCTTTTTCAAGTCTCAAGTCCAAGTCTGGT